AAAGTCTTGACCCATTAATAACTAAAAATCTTGCTATCGGCGGGGTAATATTTTCTCCTCCGGCAGAAGTAGACCACGTAGGCGCGCTATCTCCTAATATGGTAGCATCTGATATATCATCATCATACGTTGTGGTTGTGTTGTCAGCAATTGTCGCTACTAAATAAAAACTTGTATCTGCTTCTACGACTGTTTTTGATGCTCCACCAACCGTTCTATAAACATTCCTAGCTGTTGTTCCAGTTTCTCCTAATGGAATATCTGTAAGAGTAACTCCTTTATTAGAAGCACCTGTAAGAATAGCATTAGACCTAGAATTAGCATATTGATAGTTAGTGCCGTCATAATAAGAAATCTTGTACTGGTACCATGAACTAGCATCGAGATTTGATCCGTTATCCACTTCAGCATAAGGTGCTCCTAAATCTGCGGCCAGATTGTCCGATGATCGATCTCCGTCGGCTGTTCCTGTAGATGTCGCTCCATCCCACTTAATCGGATTATCTGACCCATTTCCGCAAATCATATTATCTTTAAATGTTACACAATCCCATCGTTTACCAGTTGTCAAGTCTTCCTTGACAACACTACAATTATCGCTATCTCCTACTTCAGCGTTATAAAGATATGTTGACTGAAATGATAATAAATATTTTGTTTCATCAGATAAATAATATCTATATAAAGACTTTACAGCTTCATCTCCACAGGTAGCATACAGGTTTCTAGGGGCCCTTTTTACCAAAGAACCCACCGAGCTATTACCGTCAAAGTTTAAAAGATCTGCCGCTGCTCCAGGTTTAATAACATAATCGTTTAAATGACTCTGAAGCATTGAGCTAAAATCAGATAAAACAAAGAACCTGTCTTGCTCTTGTTGAGCAAATGCTAGGTTACAACTAAATAATAGAGGAACCAATAAAGAGGCAATAAGTAATTTTAGTTTTCTCATATGCTGAATTTCATTCCATAGTCTCGATCAAACTCAATATCAAGACGTTTATTAACTTGGCGTTTAGCGCGTATAACCTCTTTCCTAAACTCTTGCTGTGTTAGCGCACCCTTAGAATCTTTCCCCAGCGTTGCTGAAGATTTCCACCTTGCATAAGCAATAATAGCGTCATCCATTGGCCTCAATCTTTTTATTTCTGTTGTTGTATTGTGCCATGGGTAATTACTACCGTTGCTCATATCTGTAGGATCAACTAAAAAATATACTTTGAGTCCTCCAGTAATTGCCTCATCTGGTGCTGGATAAATATAAATATCGTCCCCTTTTGTCCATACATATCTTGTATTTCCATACGCATTAGAATCTGCTACTACGTCTCGCCAGTTTTGAATGTTTTCATCCATCCACTTCTCAGTTTTTGGGTAAACCTTTCTCCACTTAGTTCCATCTAGGAACCAACATCCACTTTTATCAATATCTAACATGGTTGGCAATTCTTCGGAAATAGAATACTTATATATTCCTTCAGCTAAATCTATCGTGTCATCATCGCCATAAATCTGAGCGATTTCATTGCATTTTCTAACGCCACGGTTCAGAAGCGTAGTAACTCTAGTATCATTCATTACGGTAGATTTTGCACCAGGCATTAAATACCGAAATTCTTCTATCATTTCATCTAAGGTCATTATACTTCCCCTTGTCTAAAGATGTAGGCCTCCATTATCGTATCGTCTGGATTTGCTGGGTCGTTATCCCCTTCAATTTTAAGTCTCATATATTTCATTGGTATAGGACTGATTGATTGAATCCTCACGTTTTCATCAGCAATATCCGCAGCAATATTATCTAAAGCTGCTGGAACAATCCATTCAGCATCAGAAGCATACTCTGTTGCTGGCGGTGTGTGGCTCATTTCTAACTGAACTAATTTAATTGCTGCTGTACCAGTAACTGAAGTAAACTTAAACCAGATCCCAAAATAATCGCTGTTAAATACCGGCATTGAATGTGTATATACTGTAGCTGTTGCTTTTATCACCGGTTTAGATGTTCCATCATCCAATAATATCGGGGTCATTACGCCTTGTCTAGCCATCCTTGTTCTCCTTATTTAAAGATTGTACTATTTCATCTATTTTTTGTTGTTTCTTCTTAGCCTCGCGCATCATTATTTTTGCTTGTTTTGTATCATATTTTGCTTCAAGCTGTTTGTATGCAAGATCTTTTTCGTACTCTTTCCAATACATAGATAGAGCAAGACATTTTGACTGTAGATCATCTATAGAATTTTCTCGCCTTTTTAGTTTGATCTCTATATTAATAAGCGATTGATGCTTTTTATCAATGCTTTCTTTTTTCTTTAAAAGCGTCTCGGAATCCTCGCGAAGAATATCTTTAATTACTTCTAGCTTTTTAAGGGTAAGTTTATGTTCTTGCGTAGCGGCTAATTGTGTTGCTGTAAGTATTGCAACGCTTTTTTCGCGCTCTATGGCTCTGTGTAATCTTTCCTGGTTTTTATCGATCTGTTTAATGATCTTATCACTTTGAGCGGAGATGTTTGCTTGTATGATTTTTAAATTCTCTTTTAATTTCTGGGTAGCCTCTTTGTCTTTACGGTGATCTGATGTTTGCTTTGAAAGTTGCTCTTGGATCTGATCTAATTTGGATTGGCGGGATTCGGCGGATTTGTTAAGTTCATGTATGCGTAATTCTTCGTTCTCAGCATCATCCTTCATCTGAGAAATAATAACAAGAATACTGTCTTTTTGTTTTTCAGCACTAGATATAGTTTCTGATGCTTGTTTTCTTGCATCTTTAATGATATTAATAGCATTTTGTTTTGCTATTTTAATGTCATTTTCAACCTTAATTTTTTCTTGTTTTAGTTTGGCGTTTGCCGCGCCATATTTTTTAAGGTCTGCCGCTGCACGTTCTTTAGTAAGGATATTCGGCCCGGCTGTTTTAAACCCGCCTCTTTTTTTATTCATTCTTAACTCCCTGATAAAATAATCCAAGAATTACTATTGTGTAATATATATGTGCTACTAACTGCCAAACAAATGTCCCGCCCGCGCATAAACATATTCCTATAAAAGCATATAAATAAGGACCGCCGCCTTTCCACATCTGACTTAAAATCTTTAAAAGAGCCATCGCCATCAAAAATAACCCCACTATACCGCAATTATACAAAACTTCTAAATATTCGTTGTGCGCCTTATCAAACGGCGACTTATGTTCTGTTGTAAATAAATACTGATAACTGCCAATCCCTCTTCCGAAAATTGCTGCCTTACCTGGCTTTTCTTTAAATACTGGGCTACGAACATCTTTTATAATCTGTGTCCAGCACGCGATTCTTCCATTTGTAGTACCAAAATCTATTACCATTTTATGATTGTGAAATATCCCAACCATAATTGCTGCACTTATAAGACATCCGACAAGATACCATCTAATCTTTTTTACCCTTAACCCTATGATACACAATACAACAACCAAAGATCCGATTGCCACAGATGACTGAGAAATCAAGATTGCAATAATAATTAGTGCGCTCTGAAAATATTTCTTATTGCAAAAGGCAAACGGAAAACATAATACTAAAAACGAGCTCATTAGTGTGGGATGTCCAAACGTCGCTCCAATATTACTACTTGGAGTATAGATCTGATAAGGATTAGCTACGTTAGAAATATATAACTGGTCTAATCCAAATAATTGAAGAACCGCATATACTGATACAATACACCCAATCGCTCGAATACATTTATGTATTGTGTCATGGCTTTTAAACTGTGCGGATGCTATACCCAAAAATCCCATAAAAGCGATAAAGGCATACATCATTGGTTTCCACATCCAAAACCCACCTATGCGATACTTAAAATAAAGCTGCATGAACATCGGGATAACTGGAGCCCGAAAAATATGAAAGAACAGATACGCTACCAACAAATAAATCCATATATTATCGATTCGTTTTATTCTGCCTTGATATAAGGCCGTACATCCTAAGACTAGTAGCGTCCCGAAACATGAATATTCCTTTATCACTCTCGTATCTGGTAAAGAACCTGCGTCCCAGCCTGGTACGAAAAAATAAAGCAATATATCAATGATCGGTATAGCTACTAATCCCAGAATGATCGTATTTCGTATTAGATTACGCTCCATCGAAAAACTAAGCTCCTCCGTCGGTAACCGTACCACCTGAAATGGTTGTATACCAAGTCGAATTAGTTGTGTCTCCATACAGAATAACTGTGTCACTGGTAACGCCACTAGTTGTCAACTTATCACCACCATCCAACACTAAGGATGAAGCAACTATAGTATCATCTGTTGAAGCTGGATCTAATGTGATTGTTGATGCAACACCCGCGATAATGTGATAAACTAATCCATCAGCAGCAGCAGGAAGTACAATGGTACCCGCAGCAGCATTTGTATAGACTAGAATTTTACCAGAATCCGCAGCAACTAATGTATCTTCAGTAATAGCTATCAATTCAACGTCTTGAGTAATCGTTTCAGTTCCTAAGTCAATTGACTCAGTAAATGTGACAATATCATTAAATGAACAACCAATATCGTTAAAACATTCGACTTGATAGTCATTATCTGTCATTTGATTACCTAACGTAGCAGTTAGCTCGTTAGCTGAAAATACAGGAACAGCGATAATCATCAATACTGCAATCGCTAATAACAAATTCCTCTTTTTCATGATTCCTCCTTTAATAACACTTTAAAGTTATCGCCATCAGGTTTTGATCCGACAACTTTTCCGGCAGCACCCAATTCTTTTAACTCTGCTCGGCTTACTACTATCCAAGGAGAAACTGATTTTTTCTGAACCTCAACAACTGGTTCTTCAACTACAGGTTCCTCAACAACTGGACTTTCTA